TAATACAGCAATATTTCAGCAATACAAGGAAACAAAAATGTCATTTGAAAATATGAAACGCAATCGCGATCAAATCTCTAAACTCGTTCAAGCCGCAGAGCAAGCTGGTGGCGGTAATCAACCACAACAGCAGAACAATTACCAAGATGATCGCATTTGGAAACCAACTGTAGATAAGGCAGGAAATGGATACGCAGTCCTCAGATTCTTACCAGCCGCAGAAGGACAAGACCTCCCATGGGTCAGATATTGGGATCACGGATTCAAAGGACCTACAGGTCTATGGTATATCGAAAACAGTCTTACTTCTGTTGGACAACCTGATCCAGTTGGCGAACTCAACTCCCGTCTGTGGAACACAGGCCGTGACGAAGATAAAGAAACCGCAAGAAAGCAAAAACGCCGACTCCATTACGTAGCAAACGTACTTGTTGTACAGGATCCATCTAACCCTGTCAATGAAGGCAAGGTAATGTTGTTCAAGTTTGGTAAGAAGATCTTTGACAAGTTGATGGATGTAATGCAACCTCAGTTTGCTGATGAGACTCCAGTCAACCCATTTGACATGTGGGAAGGTGCAGACTTCAAACTAAAGATTCGTAATGTTGAAGGATATCGTAATTATGATAAGTCTGAGTTTGCAAGTTCTTCTCAACTTCATGATGGAGACGAATCAAAGTTAGAAGGTGTATATAATCAACTACACGATCTTGGTGAGTTTACTGATCCAAAGAACTATAAGACATATGATGAGTTGAAAGCTAAGATGATGCGTGTACTTGGTGAAGAGATGGATATGGGTGCACCAAAAGTTACTCAGATGAATCAGATGAATGATCCTGAACCACCAATGTCATCTACTCAACCAGTTACTGCAGCTGAGATGTCATCTGCTGAAGGTGACGATACTATGTCTTATTTTGCTAAGTTGGCAAACGAAGACTAGGAAGTAACCCCAGGATAAAAACCTGTTTTCAAAGCCTGACCATTCCCAGTGGATGGTCGGGTTTCTCCTGCCAATACTGTACCACCGCCACTAACTTGTTGCGAATTATCCTGAACAATAATAGGTGCGCCTCCTGGCATTGCTGTCGGAGCTGCTTTTTCCTCGCCTAAAAATTCTGCTGTTCTGCCGACACCTTTCATCGCTGGTGTAATTTCTCCACTGCCTTTTTTCTTCTTGACTATTCTATAATTACCTTCGTTATCCTGTACAACTGTTTCATCTCTTTTTGCCATTTTCTTAGCAATTGTTGGATTGTTATATTTCGCTTTGCCATAACCTTTTTCAGCATCAGCAGCGTCTAACGCTTTACCTGCATCTATATCTTCTTGCTTTTTACGGGCAACTTTTTCAGTGTATGCTTCATCATCCTCAGTATCAAATTTCATACTACGAAGTGATTCAGCTAATTTGTCTCTACCAGGAATCCCAACCGACTTCCCAAACGCAGTAACTTCTAAATTTTCAATAGTAGTTGCAACACCTTCTAGAATTGCATTAAGAGCACGTTTGAGCATAACAATTGGTGACATAATGATATTTTTTATCATATCAGTAAAACTGAAACTATCTAGAACTTCTTTAACTTGATCAAACCCAAAGAGCCCTGCAATAAATGATACAACTTCTTTTAAAAGATCAGGAATCACACCAAATATACCTGAGACAACACCAGCAAAAGCACCTAACAATCCTACCACAAATTTCTTAATGCCACTACCTTCGGTGACACCAAACGCTTCAAAGAATCCACCTATACCATCAATCAAAGCAAAAAGTACAGTAATTGGCCATGCAATTTTACCAATAACTCTACCAATGCCTACTAAGATTTTCATAAATCCACTGCCTGCCTTTAAAAAACCAAAGGCTTTCGATATAACCTTACCAATTTTACCTATTGGTCCATCTGCTGAGAAAAAGGTTCTGACTGGTTTGAAAAAGTCTGATACTCTTTGCATAATACCACTAGCAAATCCTTTGATAGATTTAACGTCACCACCATCAAAGGATCCAAATAAGAAATTCTTGATAGCGTTGAAACCTTTGCTCAGCACTTTGAATATACTATTATCAGTTAAGAACTTCATAAACTTAGTACCACCTGAACTGAAAAACGATCGTACTGATTTGATAAATGATCTAAAAGATTTTAATGCGTTATCAACACCTGTACTGATTGTTTTACCAGTATTTTTAAAAAACGATGTAATACGTTTAAATCCATTTTTAAGTGGGTCTAAATCTGGGACTAAAGTTCTTAATGCTCTGCCCATCACCTTGAATACTGCTTTGATGCTGCCCTTTATTTGTTTTGCTACGTCGGCTGCATATTCACCAATCTTAGATATTTTTAAAAAGCCTTTGAAAACTTTGCTAATTGATCTAAATAAAAACCTTAGGGTTTTACCCAATCTTTTAAAGTAATCTTTGACTGCAGTGAACACAGCAACCGCGGCAACAATTGCCGCAGCAAAAAATGGGTTCATGCCTTTTGCTGGATCTTGTGTTGCAGGAGTAGCACCATCACCCTTGCCTTTTGTGCCACCTTCACGTGCCTTTTCTGCTAGCGACCGCAGAAGTTTTTCTTGAAGGCCGTACAGTCTCTGAAAGTCATCTCTCAGACCTTGTACTCCTTTAGCTGTTATTTCTTCCAGTACGGTTGACGCACTGAGTTTAGCACTGACGTCATTTAAGGTTGCTTCTGCCATATTCTTATCCGTTTGCGGTTTGCTGCTGTTCTGCTTTTTCTTTTTCTTCTTTTAGGTGTTGAACTAACATTGCTATGTAGACCTCTCTCTCCCATGGAATCATTCCTTCAAGCTCTGTTAAGGAATACTTATGATGTTGAACCAGTGAAAAATTTGTACTATAATAATTTTCTAAAGTTTCATGAGAGAGGCATATTAGAAAAAATTGTCCATACCCTCCAATAGTAATTCATTTTCATGGCTACAATGCTCACAAGTAAAATTTGCTTCATAGGTTAATTTTGGTATATCTCCAATGAACTTTGCGACCTTTTCAAATTGTTCAGAATTTAAAGAATCTAAAAAAGTAATTCTCTCTTGCATACTTTCATTTTTCATATCAATTCTTTCATCTTCTGTAAATAATGTTGACATGCAAGATATAATTAAATTCATAGACGCTTCATTTGTTTTAGGTGTATCATCACCGCCATCAAATATGCTAGTGTTTGCCATCAAATCACTGTAGGTTGGATAGTGCATTTCAACACTAATTTCTGGTGTCAGTTGTATGGTTCTAGGTTTCATATCACCAACAACTTTTGTTTGCATAATATCAACCTTCATTTCAGTTTCTTCTTTACATTCAGAACACTTAATCATTAACTCTGCTGTTTCACCAACAGACTTTGCTCTGATTCGTGCAAAAATATAATCTACATCAAAAGATGATAATGATGAAACATCAATATCTTCTTGCACGCAAGTTTTAATTGTATCACTAATTGCACGAATAACTTGTCTTGGTTGATTTGATTCTCCTGCCTGAAGAAGAATTTTTTGTTCCTTTACTAGGAACGGTCTATAGTGAATGACTTCTCCTGTTGATGGTAATTTAAGATCATACCAAATAGTTTCATTCAAACGTGGCAGTGCCATTATTTACTCCTTATCCTAAAAGTCCCGAAAGTCCACCGAGAGAACCACTTAAACCAAAGAACCCTTGATTATCTTCTACTGGTGACCATTTCGTATATGTCATTTCAACTGTTAACTGCATTACACCATCGGCGTCGTTAGTAAATTCAGTCTGTGTTATGTTAGTGGGATATGCTTCTTCTAATAAAGCACTATAAACAGTTCCTTGCCCAATACTTACATTGAGACTGATTGGACCTGCACCAAACTTTTTGTTAGTTATGGGTTTTCTTAATTGATGAATTTTAATTTGTCTTGCATAGTTGTTATGGTATATTGCTTTTCCTGTATTTTGTGAAACGGTTGAAGCATACCATGAGTCAAAGTATTTTCTAACACTATAATCATTTAACAATAGGAAGGTCATGTTAACAGACCCTGCACCGGAATATCCATATGCAACTTTACGTGCTTGGACACCCATCTTTTGATCTAATGTTAAAACAGTTTTGGGTGGAACGCCTACACTTTGGCAAAGAAGATTGAGATCATTACCACTCATAAGATCTCTAATAGCACTGAGGAAACCACCGTCATTACTTTTAAAGTCCGTTGGAAGTTCTACCATAAATTGGTTTGGTTTTGCAACCCCAAGTCTAAATGATACTGCAGATTTTAGTTGGTCTATTGTGGTCATTAAATCATTCCCCTGGAGACTTTATAAACTTGTTTCCCACTTGCTTTATTCCACTGCGCTGTTGGTAGAAAAGTTGCTATTTCCCATTCTGTAGGTGACACTCTAGCAAGTCTTGATTTTACGTGAGCAAATAAATAATGCTTATAGCAAGGTTTATAAAACTTCAAAGATTTTACTTTATTGATCATTTGATATCTTGCTTTAAATCTTGTACTATCATCAAATTTATCATTATTCGTTTGTTCCATCAATGCACCAAGAAATCTTGCTCTAAGTACTGGTGGGAGATAATGTAGATTCATTCCATAGAATCCTCCTGGTGCTGGACCAGATATAATCACTAATGGAAACGTATCATAAAAAGGTAAAGTGTCTTTTGTTTTTGGATCATAGAAAAACATATTCATTGAACCAATGAGTGGCTGAGATTTATTTACAAGTTTTATTTCTTCTGCACTCATCAATTCCCGTCTATTAACTCGTCTTAACCTTCTTGCTTTCTCGAGAAACCATTGACGAGATTTTTCTGTTCGTGGAGTTATACCTGCACGAAATGCTTCTAATTCTAAATTCTGGAATAATTTACTATCTACCATATTGCTATTTATATCATTTTTTACGTTTTTTCTTATATGGTTTCAACGGTTTTAAGCCTTTCAACTTCTTCATAATACCCATACTGTGT